CTGTAATATGGCAGAAGTCTCGTAGCTCATCGGCACGGTTTAGCAAAGACCATCTTATAATTGATCTATCTTCATCGTCCATCTCTGCCAGTTGATCAGAGATATCTGCTTCGTTAGGCACACTCTTAGTTATAGCATTCATTTCACTAAAAGAACAAGCGTCATTTACACGAAGAACTTCTTTTATTGCACTTCGTCCTTGCAGTCTGCCAAATGTAATCATTTGACTAACATGTTCTTTCCCGTATGTATTCTTTAAGTAATCAATAACATCGTCACGTTTCTTACCCGGAACATCCATATCAATATCAGGCAATGATACATGACCATCCGTATTACGTCCTGCGTTATAGAATCTTTCAAAAAGTAGGTCATGCTGTACTGGGTCGATCTGTGTAATCCCAATCAAGTACGATATCAGACATCCTGCGGCTGATCCTCGTCCCGGTCCACTCATCCACCCAGAATCGTTTACGTATCTAATAATATCCTGAACAATTAAGAAGTATCCAAACAGATTAGCATCTTTAATGACTTGTAATTCTTTGTTGAACCTATCTAGATATTTATTTTTATCTACTTCATTTGACACCTTGCCAGTTTTTATTAGGTGTTTCTTCCAGCCTTCTCTCGCTAATACTTTGAGATAATCCTCTTCTGACAATCCATTAGGACAGTCAAACTTAGGCAACATAGGTTTGTTTAGAATATCATAATCTTCTACTTGGTTATATATATCTTCTAATACTTTCGTACATTTATCTTCTATTACATACTTATCGTCTTTAGTGAAATATTCAGATATGTCGCTGTCCAGTTCTTTTTTCCTGAGTTTATTCTGTACTCTAGGAAGTGTAGTTTTTAACTCAGAACACAATAATATTCTATGTAAATTCGCTTGACCTTGTTTTGTGTAGTACGATGGATTTATATTGTCTTTAGATTTTGCTAATGCTATTAAATTATTCTTAGTAATAATACTTTTAGCTATGTTCTTTGGCATATTGCCATCTTCGTCTGTTAAAGACACCATAGATATTAGGTCGTGCCAACCATCCTTGTTTTTTGCAAATACTGTAGTGTTGTCAAACGAACATCCAAGTATAGGTTTTATTCCGGCTTTCTTACAAGCTTGGAAAAAGGAGACACATCCAGATATAGACTTGTAATCTGCAATACCACAGGCTGGATATTCTTTATCAGCACAAAGCTTTGCTAGTTCAGTTGGCTTTGAAAAGCCTTTTAGTAGGCTATAATGTGTAAAATTCTTCAATGGATACCAGTTCATAACAGTCCTTTAGTCAATGTGTATTTGGGATTTTGTTCATACATCTACCTCACACAAGAATCCCGAAACTCGGCTTTAATGGTAGAAGTTATATGTAGGGTTTTGTCGTTTCGCCCACCTCGCCTGAGATACCCTAAAACTCAGCGTTTCTTGGTAGGAGTTTGTGCTGGTGGCATCGGTCGCCTTACAGGTTCTTTATCAGGAGGCCGATCCGTCAATGGTCGTCTCTTTGGTTCTGGCTGGTTCATGTTTAGACCTTATCAATGGGTAAAGTTTAGCAACAGCAATCCTTGACGCTTCATTGTCTGACTCATAGTGTACGCCCTGTAGTATTCTAGCAAATCCGCAGTATTTTGACAAGTTAAAAAAGTCATTTTTTCTTTCTGGATACTGGTCGGTTAGTATATGTGCAGCTAATTCAGAATACATAGTATGACCACTAGGATATGCTGGAGTATGGTGAGTGACTGTATATAAAACATTTATATCCAGATTATAGTATGGAGCTAATTGTTCTCGTCTGGCTCTATTATGGTAGTACTTCAAGGCGTACATATATCTCTCAACTATATTCAAATATTCTGCAAACTTATCTTGAGGAAATTTTAATTTATTTTTAATAGTATAGTCTTCAAATAATTCGATAGGATCTCTATCAACTACTCTGACTAGATCAATCTCTGAAACAGATCTAGATCTCGTAAACCTAGCAACTTCCTCAAGTTCTTTTTTGGTTGTAATACTACTATTTTTAGGATATGGTGGCAGGATGTTTTCTAGTTCAATATCTAGTATAGATATACCATCATCATAGTTTACTTTATTTGGTAAAAAAGAAACTTCGTCGATTGGTTTGCTTGTATTGCTAATTATTGCTTCTACTTTATTTATTAAGCTCATATTCTCTCTCGCTAAATACTTTTTCTAGTCTTTGAACTAACTTAGTACCCGCTCTCCGTCTAAAACATGGCAATAAACCATGTATACATAAATATACACCAGCTCTTATACATATTAAACCATGACCTACGGCAAATCTAAAATGTTGCCAATAGGTCATGTTATTTTCATTTAGATGCTCATTCCATTTTTTTCTTAGTGTCATTTTACCAAGCCTTACAAGACCAATAGCGAGCTTTCCAACGTGGACCCGGATTGTCGCAGTTGTGTCTAGCTCTAAAGCTTCTGCGTCTGTCGGGATCGCTCTTCTTGATCTTCATATTAGGATCACCAAAATTTACTTTTACAACATTACCTTTATCATTCTTTACGTACACGCTTCTCTTTTTTGGACCTTTGGGCGTTAGGAAAGGCTTGCCTAGCTTAACTTTTCGACCTTGATACTCAGCCGCTTCAGTTTCTTCATTCTGTGCTTTCTTCCAAGCTTCTGGATCTGGTCTGTCTTTATCGCCTTTTTTTGCAGGTTTGTAGTTCTTACCTTCTCGCTCTTTCTTTTTACGAATATTTTCCCAAAGAGATGCAGCATCATGTTCTTCTACTTCCTCTCCAAAATCTTCATATTCTGCTTCTGCTGGAACGTAGAAGTTTTCTTCAGTCAGTTCTTCTGTGAAGCCATACGTTTGAGTTGTATAATGAACATCTACTTCATTAATATCTGACATGTATATACTCCTTATAATAGTATTCGTTGTTTAGCCTGATTAAAAATATTGTCTATGCTACCAGCTGGTACTTTATCTTTAAAATGTTCGTAAGCGCCTTTTATCATTGGATGTTCTGGATCTTGTGTTAGTTCCAACCACCCTACGAAATAATTCCATATTCTGTCTTCTAATATCAGTGGATACGGTACGCCTTTAGGTCTGTTAAAACGGTGAACCCAATTAAATCCCGGCAGGCATATTGATCTTCCACCAAACTGTCTAAATTTTTCGTGTATATATCCTTCCTCTGCTCCAAATCCTTTAAAGTATTTGTTAAATCCCACCCAGTTTTTTGTTTCACAAGAGAAAACTCCAAGCCCTTGCATAGGTATGTCGAAAGGTTCTCCTTTTTGTATCTCGTTAGGGCTGCTTGCCCATCTTCCGTACATCCCAGCTCCCCACTCTGGTGTAAAGTGAGTAGAAGCATTTAAAAAATCTAAATGATCATAAACTAGCGGTCCTTGAACTATGTCTTTACAGTTCTCTCGTTCTTCGTAATACTTGAGTAGAGTTTGTATCGCATTTTTGCACAGCAGTACATGACAGTCCATAGATACGCAGTATTTACCTTTTGCTTGTCTAAAGATTTCATTTCTGACCGCCGTACCTGTTTTGGCTTTATATGGAATATACTTGCCATTTGTTACATGGTTCATAAATTCTTTGTTTGCTTGTCCATGTGCTGAGTCTGGATTATTATCTATTACAATAATTTCTACTCTGTCAGAATGACATATTTCATGATAAAGCCTGAGTGATTGTATAGTGAAATACAACCCGTCATAATCATCATATGTAGCCATTCCTATTGTTAGTATTTTATCCATTAACCGGGAGCCTCATAAAATCCTATATCGAAACCATCTCTTGTGCATTTTTTGATGGTATCTTCCATTCCGTGCGTTTTTAAGTGCTTCTCTATATAAATACACATATTTTGATCTGTTCCGGGCCAATTGTTCTTATAATAATGGCACAATTTATTGCATTTGAAGCTGTTTCTAGTGTCTGAAATAGGCTTTGGGGTCATATTTTGTTGGATTTCCTGAAAGCGATCTTTTAGCATTTCTAGGAATTTATCATGGTCCTCTTTGTCAAAACACATAGAGAATGGACCACCATCTTTGATGAAAAATATAGTCATAATTGTCTGCTTGTACTCTGGAAATAGCTTAGATATTGCGTAGTTATAAAGCAACAACTGAGGGTCAGATAACAGCTTTTCATATGTCTTTTCTTCGCCAGTAGCCCAATCAATTCTTCTGCCTGTCTTCCAATCCACAACCTCTATCGTGTCATCATCTGTCTTCGTAACAAGGTCAATGGTTCCTTTGATTGCTAGTTGACCTTCTATCTCTTTTCCGTCAGGCAAGGTGTACTTAAATTTGGCCCAATCTTCCTCAATCGGTATGTCAAAATGGGGTTCTGGAGCTACAATGTTTCTATTTCTTGGGTCAAATTGACCATCATTCCACTGTAATGCTTGCCAAGTCCACTTTCTGCACTCTTCCCTGTCTCTTTTGATCCATTCGTGATGATTTTCTTGCTCTGTATACGAATCGAAACTTTGCTCTAGCAAGTCGTTAACTATATCGTATGATGTAAGATAGGATTTATTGATAGATATTTTACCCAGTGCGTCATCTTCTATGACTAATTTTCTCTTTCTTCCAGCTTCTTGTTTAGCTTGTTGCAAGCTAGCCAAAACTTCCAAAACTTTATGCACTACAGTTCCTTGAACAGCCTTTTTACCACTAAGACTTTGATAACCAAGCACATAAGTAATAAAATACTGCATTTCACAGTAGCGCCAGTTATTAAAACTGGATGATCTTATATATGTAACCAGCATTAAATGCTCCAAACTTGTTTGAGTTTCTGTACTTCAAGACCTAATTGCTCTATGGATGTGTCATGATTATCTATAATATAGTCAAATTCATTCCAATCAAAATTTTCCCCGTCTAAAGCTGTTTCACAATGATGCTCGCTAGCATACGCTTCCCTTGTTAGTCTAATAACGCAACCTCCAGCTTCTTTGATCTGCTTTACTTCATTAGGAAATCTTACGTCAGGTATTAATGCTACGCCAGATTTCTCTTGTTGTATTTGCTTAATAGTATAGTCTACCCATATCGAATCTTTTATTTTCCTCATAACATCAGTGCCTAAAAATTGCAAAAATTGTCTTGCAGTCATGTCATAATTTGTTGGGGTATTTTTATCTGCATCAGTGCCATATACCTGCTCTGGTGTAAGATCAAACAGATCTATTGAAATCTTCTTGAGATAATCTGCAAAATGATACACCTTGATAAAGGGCCAAATGTTTTCTACTGCATAACTACAAAACTCTGGGTCTTTTCTGGTTACATCTAGAATACCCCAATCTTTTTTCCCGCGCATGTCTTCTGTTTTAACTTCTAGTGCGCCGTCAGTGTTGATCGAAAAATCATCCACTAATCCATATTGACTCAATATTGAACCATTGACAAAGTTGGCAAAGGTATTTTTTCCAGACTGTTTTTTTCCAGAAATTCCTATAATTTTCATTAGTATAAACCCTCCAAAGAACTTAGTATATTGTCTTTTATCTGTCTAGTTGTCATCTCTCCAATATCTTTACCAGAAACAGTTGGAAATATTAGTTTATAAATTCTATTTAGTTTTCTATATATTTCCAACCTAGCTTCTCTACCCGCTTGATCATTGTCCATTAGAACTACAACCTTAGTTATTGGCATATTTATGAGTTTATTTACTTGTTCATCAGATAAAGTTTTTCCAAACACACTTACTGCATTCTTAACGCCAGCTTCATAAAGTTTCCAAACGTCTCCCTGACCCTCTGTAATAAATAAGCACGACTTTTCTGTAGCTTTACTGATTGCCCTGTGGTAATTATAGAAGTAATGCCTCTTGTTAAATCCAGTTGGGTAAAACAAAAACTTAGGAAGTCTGTACACTTTCGTTGATCGACCAATTATTCCTACTAAGTCCGATCCATTATCGTTATGTATAGGTATAATAGCCCTGTCCTTCATAGGTCCACTCTCTTCACAATCTCCGATGCCAAAATACTTCATAGTGCTTTTATTAAATCTACGTTCTATAAAATATTCTGATGGTATTGCTGTTTTACATTGACATTCTATAGGTATATCTTGGTGTATTTCTGGCTTCTTGTTTATAAAATTAACTAAGTCTAAAAATTCATCTTCTATAATGTCTGGAGTAGGGGCTTTCTTATCTCTTGTTATACGCTTTACACCTAGTATTTCACAAGCCCAAGATAAAGATTCTTTGAATGTAACCTCTTCGCCATGTATCTGTCCTAGCGTTGCAGATATGAAACCAAATATATCATTACTGTGTTCCTGTTGACAGTCTCTAGTCCAGCATCTCCATATCCCCTTGTCTAAAGAAAATGACAATGCTCTAGGATTATCACTGCCTTCATGTATAGGACACTTACAGTAAATGTTACCGTTAAAGACTTCGTAATCTAAATTCAAATGTTTGAAAACCAACTCTGGATTTTCATTCAGCTTGTTCTTGATCTGCGCTAAGTTCATTTAATACATTCTTTATCTTGTCGTTATCAATTAGTCCTGTATCCCCAACGGGATTATTTTTAAATTCATTCCTAGTTTGTAATTCAATTAATTTAGCGTGTGCGCCTATCATATTCATATTAATATAATCGCCATCATCCATGCCTGCTCCGTGCCTTGAAACAATTGGAACTAATTTTCTGTTACCAGCGTTTGGTCCATCTTCAGCAAGTTCTTCTGGAGACTTTGCCTTAAAGATAGTAAATGAAGTACATAACCAAATTAATCTATCTGATCCACTTACAGCGTCTGTGCTTTCTTTTGTAATTCCGTCACGGTTTAATTGCACGAAGGATAGACATGGTATGTCTAGCTTAACGCATAAATTATGCAGAGAAGTGATTTGAAAACCTAGAGCTTGGTATTCTTGCAAATTGTTGGTAATTGATGAAGAAGACATTAACTTTAAGTAATCATAGATTATCACGCAATCATTTGTTTTCCCTGTTTCATCTGTTTTAACTTCTTGTACAATCCATCTCTTTATTACGTTTAGTATTTGTTCAAATGGCTTGCCTGCTACACTCACATAACTATATGGAATATCTGATAGTTTATCTACAGCTGCTTTTACTTTATTGCTTTTGTCTGCATCGTTGGAGAATTTACCAGTTGCAACTTCATTAATAGGTACACCGCTAATATTAGCAATCAAACGATTAAGATGATCCTCTTTAGACATTTCAGTATCTAGAACTAGGACAGGAACTCCTATGGAAGAGACGTTGAGGGCAACATTATCAGCGAACACTGATTTACCAACTTTGGGCCTTGCAGATACAAGGTCAACGCACTTTCGTCTAAGACCACCCCCAATGGCCTCATCAAATCTAGAGAATCCCGTTGGTATACCAATGATATCGCACTGATTTTCTGAGAGGAAGTCCACATACTCTTGTACTCCATCTCCAATTTTTTCAGGGTGTTCGCCTCCATCGTCTTCTCTGAGGAAGTCTGTAACAGGGTTTTCAAGAATCCCAATAATTTCATTAATACTTTCTGTACCATTGATATCCTCTACGTCTTTATGTATCTTCTTGGTAAGCTTCTGTATATTACGAGCAAATTCAAACTTCTTAATTTGTGCAGCGAATGGAAGGATATTATCCTGATTAACTGGAAAATTAAATAATGTTTTTATATAAGATAGCTCCTGCTTGGTGTTGATTGTTTCCAATACACCAAGAGATTCAGCAGCCGCTAGTATAGATGGAACGTCTACACTCTGGTCGTTTTCGATAATATTGCACAGACATTTATATATAATCTGATTGTTCGTATTCACGAATGTATCGTAACTGATGATATCAGATACTGCTATATATCCATCGACTCCATGCTGCAATAGTCCTGCAAGCACAGCTCGTTCTGCACCAATATCGCTTAACTTGTCTGACATTAGCCTGTACACCTGTCACATCGGTAAAATTCTCCATACACAAGACTTGCGTTTACTTTAGATTTCTTACCACATACATGACATGTTACATCTTTCTTTTTTGGTTTTGGCCTGTTTCTAGGAGTTCTAGTTGCTTCTGGAGTAGATATATCTTTATGCTCTCCAGTGTCTGTCCATGTATTGGCTCTAGCTTTTACTGCTTCTCTGCGGCGTGTTTTATCTAGAGTGCTACCTGTGTCTTTTCTCATGGTAAAATCTTCTGCCGTTGGCTTGCCCTTGCTTTCTTGCTGTTGTGGTCCATCTACAGCTTCTGAGATTGGTTCTTCGTGCTGCCATCTAGAGCCATCTATAAAAGGAGGGTGGGTAGTAAACTCTTCTGGAACCTCTGGTTCAAAACTACCTCCAGATAACGCTTTCAATAAAGCCTGCTTTTGTTCTTCTGTCAACGTTTGTATAAACTCATCCATACTCATTTGTTTTTACCTCTATTCTTTTTTGATTTGATGTAAGCATCTATCATTCGTTTTTTCTCTTGTTTTCTTTCTTCTGCTGACATAAGATTATATTTATCAATATGTTTTTCTATCTTTTGATCTATAGTGCGATATGGTCCTATCTTTTTTATAAAATCAATTCTATCAAATACTGCTGGAAATCTTTCCCTCATGATCTTTTTCCCTTTTCCATTAGAATATCTGCCTTACGCTTAAGTTCGTATATCTTACCCTCCAACGATTGGACTCTTGAATGAGCGACTTCCCTGTAGTGATCTACCGTTCTAGCAAATTCATCATTCATTACAATCAATTGTCTACGCATATCATGTTTTGTGTAGGGGCTAAATTCATTCATATTTTTAGCCACCATTTTATCCAGCTTATCATTGCACCAATCCAGTGCAATTTTCTGCATGTTTAATTCATCTTGTAGATACGTTGAGTAGCTATATAGTTGATACGACCAATCAAATAGTTCTGCTTGGGTAAGAGAACTGATGGTTTCCCTATCAGCATTAGCACATCTATGCCAATCATCTCTGAACTTCTTATTAAACCTAGCATGACTAGCGTTTAAGAAATCATCAACCATAGCCTTCAAGTCAGCCAACTGCTCACTCGCCGTTTTCAATTTGGTCTCTCCATTGCTCATCTGTATCAGAGTACTTCAATACTATTATATCAATTTTATTCAATTCGCACCACTCTATTTTATCTTCATCCTTCGCTTTTGCAATAGCAAAGTCTGCTTTATTCTTATGAAAGAACGGTGTATATTTGTAGTGTTGTTGACCATGAACTTCTACAGCCAACATAATCTGTGGTATATAAAAGTCTAAATATAGTACACCCTTTCTGTGCGAAGGTGTACTTCCGGGCAACTTGACTTCTTCTAATATTCTATAACTATGGAAGATTGTTTTCAGAATCTCTCTGGCTCGAATGTGGTACTTCGACCTCTTTCTCTTGTCGTTTGCGTCCACGTTGTAGCCTGTCAAGTTCCAAGCGTACTCTCTCCCATTTATACCAATAACTTTCATTAAATAATCCTATTATAAGTTTGGCGAGTAATACGCCACACGCAATTGTTAATATGTCAATTATCATAACATCCTTTGTATTCAGGGTTTTGTTTTTCCTGCTACCTCGCACAAGAACCCTATAACTTGGCTTTCGTTGGTAGAAGTTTATCTCCTAATCAATGCTTCCTACTTCTCTGCCATTACGAGTAATTGCACCAGCAAAAACTCTCAAGTCTACATTATCATTAATAGTTCTTGTTGAACCATCTGCATATACCGTGTTCATAACGCCGGGATGCATACTATATGCTTCGCCATCATTAATAACATTGAATGGTACATTACCAGCACAGTTTTTACATTTATCCCCATTACTATCTACCCCATGTAGTTTAAATGGCCCAAGACTATCAGCCCAGCCAATACATTGATTAGTAGCACCAGTAGCAGTTTTACCGTTACTAGCCTTATAAGTATCAGGTCTACTTGCACACTCTACAATCATAAGAGTATTAGAAAAACCATCAACAATTTCTTGCTCTTTAGTTACTTTATCTTTAATTAAGCAACCATCATCACCAGTTTTATTCTTATAAGGATCACTAGCAGCAGGAAATATCTTATCTTTAACTCCGGTGAATGTTTCATAGTCTGTATAACCAAGAACATTTGGGTCTAAACTTGGTGCAGCACTATCGCTATCTCTGCTAGGCCCATCAATGTTTGCATAACCACCAGCAGGAGGAACTGCCGTTGGACATATAAATACAGATGCATTTAAAGTAATAGCTTGAGTATTCTCCCACCAGTTTTTATTGAA